TTTTATCCTTAACACACTTACCTATCAACCATATCCAATTGTCAAGAATTTTTGCATCTAATTCTCTATTTACATCTATTCCTATTACACCAGCATTAGGTATTTCACCAGCTTCAAAACGAGAAGAGGTTGGATATAGATTATATAGCTCTTTACTATTTCTTGCTTCTTTAGTACCGTGTTCAAAACCACTGTGGTTTATTGCTGCTGTATCTGATATTATTGTAAATCTCTCAGATACTAACTTATCTAATATTTTAAGTGGTCCAGTTACAATACAGTCTGCATCAATCCAAATAATTCTTGTTTTACATATTTTAGCTGCTTGTTTAATATAAAAGGGTTTATTCCACGTTTGCCAAAAGAATACATCCTTACCAATTACAATTTTTGGTTTGAATAATAATATATTAAAGCCGTGCTCGCCTTGTCGTGTTATCCATTCTCTTTGACGTTGTGTGAATCCTAAATCACAAACGACAAGACGAGCACGTATAAAAGGTGTATTAATGAATTCATGTGAAAGATTTATACTAGATATTAATGCTTGTATTGGGACAAAATATTCTTTATCACCGGCTGTTACTATTGAAGAAGATAATTTTGTCTTTTTAATTCCTGTGAATGGACTAAAAGGTAATAAAGCATTAAGAAAATCTTTCATTTTACCTATTAACCTTCGATTAAGCCAATTAATTGTCCAGCGGCAAAGCTTACTGTATTATTTAATACAACAGGCTGAGAGAAATCTTGACCAACAAATCCGTGTCCATCAGCGGCAATTGTTACTGCGGCACCACCACTTGTTAAACTAATCTGGAATGAATCATTAGTTGCACTTACATTAATAACAAAGTAGCTAGTATTTCCAGATATGCCAGAAGGTAAACTTTGTGCATAAAAACGAACATTTTGTCCATTAGTAAATCCAACACTTGGAACATAAACTACATTATTAGTATGATCCGCAATAAATGGTACAAGTGTATTTGGATATACAATTGGGCCACGACACAAATAATTTCCGGCAGTAGTTGCATCATTTAAAAACCATTGTATTGGAGTACCCCATGAACCACCGGCTTGTGCAAAAGTTACAGCATTAGTATTAGATATTTGATTAGGTGCTGTAACAGTCCATAGATTTGTATTAACTCTAGCATAAGCAGTTCCGCTAACTTCTGTAATACCAGAACCATCAGCTAATAAATCAGTTGTACTTAAACCAACATATAAATTTGCCGGCTGAGAATAAACAGTCCCTTTGAAAAAATGGTTGAGAATTGCCTGCTTCGTAAAATTTAAGAACATAAGATTTTCTTCTCCTGTTTTTCAGAAATACTTTTAAATACCTAATCTTGTTATTAATATCTCCGCTGCTTTTACAGAAAGATCAGCACACTGACCCAGTGGAATTTGCATATTTACGTTTTGACCTTCTTTATTAAATTCTTCCATAGCTTTTTGATTTAATTCTTCATCAGTTGTATATTCTGGAGATTCCGCTTTTAATCTACTTTTAATTTCATTGAATTTAGATGTTCTAGCGGAATTAGTTGCTTCCATATATGCGATAGAAGTAACTTTACCCATTATTTCTATCGCAGCTTGAACACGGAGCATATTACGCTGCATAGCTTGTAATTGCCCTTGTGCTAAATCTTGAGGAAGTGCAATACCACCAGGAGTTTCTGAAAATTGCTTTTTGCTCATTGTTATTTAATTCTTTAAGTAAGAATAGCCTTTATACGCATTACCATTTATTCTATTAGTGAGTTCTTCTAAGCTTTCTTTATCTTTTTCTGGGTCACCTGTATATGTATAGTTATAATTTGGACCTTGATTTACTGAATTTAATATGCTTTCTAAGCTTGTAGATTCATCTACTGGTGCTTCATCTTCTGAATTTTCTAAACCTTCATCTTCACTACTTTCCATATATTCTTTATTTATTGGAATGTCTAATTTTTTCTTCAATTCATTGAAGTCTATTCCAGCAACTTCTTGTGGCTCCGCTGTTGGTAATTCAAGTAACTTCATGTATATCTGGAATAATCTTTCCTTTGCTTCATCAGTTAATGGCTTTTGTTTTATGAATACTGATCCCTCGTAGCATGGACCGTAATTTAATTTTAATAATAAGTTGGTTAAGCCCTTATTAGTCTGCTGACAAAACATATCTCCACGAAACATGATATGTGTCAAAGCAAAATCTATTTGTGTAGCTGATTCAGCTTTTGTTCCAAATTGCCCTTCTGTTGCAGATCGTTCAGGAAGTCCAAATGCTCTAAATTTTAAAGAGTCAAGATATCTTAATCTCGTATCAAAACTACCAGCGCCGCCAGAATTATCAGAAAGTATTTCTACTCTCCAATCTCGTTTTTCAGACGCAAATTCACCACCAACAGCATTTAAATCAGAAATATAAGCAGCTAGCATCGTTGGAATTGCAACTGCGCCAGATGCTTCTAATGTTCTAATTATATCTTGAGCTATTATAAAATTATCTGTTTCAACTTTCGCAGGCCCATAAGGGCTTGTACCAATAGGATAACTAACAACCCAATGCGAACCAGCAATCTTTAAATCATATCGCATTGCCGCTTTATTAGTAATTGCAGCAAACCTATATGGCATCTCTGCAATTCGCATTGTAGAGTTGCCGTACCAATTTGTTCCTTCATAATCAATATAATACAGTAAAGATTCATCAATACTTAAATTTATTATAGAGTTCTTCATTATGCTTGCAAAGTTCTGAAATTGCTGCAAGCCTATAAACTCTCCATTGCTTTGATTGACACGAATATGTGTTAAATCAGGCAATAGTGGTTTTAATTTCTTTATATGTATTTTATTGTCTTGTTCTGTATAATGTTTAACAATTTCATAGGATTGCCAGCCAAAATCTGAACAGTTCATCATTCCTGTTTGAATTAAGTGCAATCTATACGGTTCTATCTCATCTTCTATGTATTGTCTCGCACCTTTAGGTGCATTTTCCTTTTCTTCGTATGACCAACCAGCGGCTAGAATCGGTGCAATAGATAATATTCTAGCAAGATTAATAGTTGGATCGCGCCGCATCGAACGAATTGCTCGATACCATAATGCTCTCTTAGTATAAAAAGCATTCCAACCACTTTGTAAACCAAAAGCATCATTTGCAGGAGCATCAGTTCCAGAAATATCTGCACAAGGAAATCCTGGAAAATCTGCTAATTCACCCCAAATATCTCCGTAAGATTGTGGGAGTTCATCATTCCAACTCGGATGTAATATTCCACCAGCAAGAGGTTGTGCAAGAATTTGCGCACCAGTGCGCTCTGCACCTACACTTCCAGTATTTATATTCGCTATGGACGAAGAATTACTTCCACCTTGATTCTCCAATGAAAGAATCAAAGAGTCTAAATCTTTTTGTCCGCGTAATTGTGGCATATTATGTTATTAGCTTACCTAATCTATTAACTTAATTTCCCAACCTGGATTCATCGAATTTAAATCTAAAATAAGATATGCAATAGATACAGGTATTTCAAGGGATTTTGATTTTACTAATTCATCAAGTATATATTTTGCTATTTCCCAATGTTCAGTAACTATGTTATCTGGCCCATAAGGGCTTTCACCAATTGGGTACTCTATTTCCCACAGTTTTTTAATTTTATATGTTGTTGACATATTGTATTGCCTGTTGACATTTATTTATCTAAAAATAGCTGGTGACATTCCTGGAATTATTCTTTGACCTGTATTAGATTGACTTGCATAACTTGTATGTACTGATGGGTCTTTATCCGTAAGTTTTACTCCAATTGGGAACATTCTATGTATTGGATAACCTAAAGCATCAGAACAATGTCCAATATCACCATAATCATCTGGCTCATTTGTCCCTTCTTTATATTGTCGTTCTTGCAGGTCTTGTCTTAAATGTTTACATTTTGGATGTATAAATAATCTTCGTTCATTTCTTGCATTGCAAAACATTGCATTACATGCTGCAAGCCTGTCCTGAACTCTTGGATTTGCCCTTAAAAAGTAAACTCTGCCGCCTTTAAACTCTCCTCGTTGTACAGCTTGCTGAATTAACAAGTAATCTGACATACTAGCGGAAGTTTTTCTTGCACGACCACTAGCATCACCATAAAATGCAAATCCATTTTGATGTTGTCCATATCTTTTATATAACTCTTTTAGTGCTTCTATTGTATTTGTGTTTCGTATGTATATTTCATCAAATACATTGAATCTAATTTTCTTATCATCAGGATGATTGCACTGAGCAACAATCCAAGCCATTGGATCGACATTAAAATCTTGACCTATTATTAATGGTAAGTCCGGACGATATTGTATTGTGCTGTCAAGATTTCCATTAGATGTACTAGATGTACTAGATGTACTAGATACTTCTACATCTTTATAAGCATAGAAAATTGCACCACTCGCAGTTTCCCATGTTGCATTATATTGTTCGTTAAAATCTCTTGGATCAAGGTTTGCTTCTGACCAAGCTAATTGTTGTGGAGATAATATATCTTTGCTGGGCCAAGAATATGATTCTATTGCTGCCGATTTTAATTGTAAAGCTGCTGCTTCTGATTCATCATCTTCATATTCTTCAACATGTTCTTCGTCATTTATTCCAGCACCTAAATTATAAAATCTTTTAAAATCTCTGGAACCAATACCGTGTCTTTTTGGTACACCTATTCTCCAACACCAACCATTTTTATGTGTAAGTGCTGGTAATACACTTAAATCAAATACTTTTGGTTTTTGGTCACAAGATTCATCAAGAACTCCACCGTCCCATTGATCCCCTTCAATTCTTTGAGGTTGATCCATTCCTAAAACATATAGTGTGCTGCCAAATATTGTGGATATTGTCATATCCGTAATATTTACTTTTTTAATCCATTCTTTTGGTACTAAATGTAGTATTTTATTCCATGCAACTCGCTTAGCTTGTTTTATTGTTGGCAAAGCATAAAAATATATTGGGTCTGGCCAATCTTTTTTAATTGGGAGAAATCTTACAACACGCCTTCTCGCCAATTCTGTTTTACCAGATCCTCGACCTGCTGCAACAGCGACAAATTGTGCTTTAGTTCTCCATAATTTTGTTTGCAAAGCGTGATATTTTAATGGTGTCCATGAAGGAGTGAGCATACTATTTTATAATTCTAACAAATCTAAACAAATATTCTTAGGTAAATTTTCTACTTTAAAATCTTCTTCTAACATACCTATTTTTGTTATATATTGTGCAATACCACCCACTTCTTTATTAATTTCAATCAAAGCCCCTACATCAAAACAACTTGGTTTAAATGGTTTATCATTTGATCCTTCACAATGTGAATAAACTATTCTTGATAGGTCTTCTAATATTATTGCATGTCCACAAATAATACATCGTTGAATATTATATTTTCCAACTACTATTTGTATTCCAGCTACATGGGTGGTTATCATATTATTTAGCAATTCAACTTGGATACTTTATTCTATAGTCTCTACATGATTCTATATTTATTTTATGCTTATTCACATCTTTTTTAGATTGTATTACAGATATTTCAGATTTTACTAGTGAGTATTTTCTCCAAAGTTCGTTAGATGCTGCAAGCTCTATTGCAGATTCACCTTTATTTGCTATAACTACACCTAGAAAATAGTTTCTAGCATAACAGTTCCATTCCATAAATGCTGTTCATATACTTTGGATAATGTTCGGTTTATGACGCGACTTTATAGTCTTGCAGAATACTATCGTCTTTAAACAGTTTTAAAAGACCAGACAATATTTGTGATAATCTACTCTCACTAAGTCCTAGTTGTTTAGCGATAACTTTCAATGTATCTGATTTATCTCCATCTAATCCAAAGTATCTAACTACAATATATAAGTGTCTATTAGATAAACCTCTAAGAAATATTTTAATATCTTCCTTGATATCCCTATTTTTTTCCACTCTATTTCTACATGAATAAAAATCTTCTGGATCAAAGTCTTTATGGGTTGATGTTTTTCTATTGCTACAATTACGATATGTTAGTCTATCTGAACCAAAGCTTTCTATTGGGATAAATTTTTCACCGTGTATTATGGCTTGACGTGGAACTTTAATAAATGCTGCACTTCTTGCAGCATCTAATATTTCCCCTCTTATTCGCCAAACCATATAGGTTTCAAATTTGAAACCTTTTTCCGGCTTAAATTTTTTCTCTGCATCTAAAAAACCAATCACGCCTATTTGAATTACATCATCTATATCTCCTAATGCACGAACTGATCTACTATTCTTATAGAGCTTATTAGCAGTATAACAAATAATCTTATAATGCTCTGGAGACATAGAAGATGTAGGTTTCATGTTATTCACTGGCTTCTTGCAATTCTTCTACAAATGCTTCTTGCAATTCATACAAGACATAAATTCTTGTACCAATCTTAGGTGGGCTATATTCAACAATATGTTGAATATCGAGGGTCTTAAACTCTCTATTATCTATCCAGTCATTTAAAGAATTTTCAATCTGAGCAGGTACGTTACTTGTAACTTCAATTATTTTAATTTGAACTGACATGAATATTAATCCTGATTTGAGTCATCCGAACCATTAGAACCAGAATGATGTTTACTTGAACCTGGATATCTACCATAAAGAACAATATCTTGCAGATTATTTATTGCTCTCATTTGGTCAACTGACCTAGACTTTAGTAATTGAACATCAACATACAAAGAAATACCGGCCACAACTACAGTAACAATATTGGTGACAATTAATGCCCCTAAAGTATGTAACCACACTTTAGGGATTTTAAAATGTGATTCTTCCTCTTCTCTTCTACTTCTTTTCATATGACTATAAGTTTTTATATTATAATCATTATCACCATCTCTATCACCACTGTCATTATCATCAATATTGTTATCTGTAGTTGTGGCCTTAGACACGATCACCTGCCTTTCCTTGTCTAATATACTCTTTCTTTCTTTCTTTCTTTCTTTCTACTCTTACCTATTGAAAATTTTCTTAATAAATTTTCTTACAGGGCCACTTCCTCTATTATATCCAGAACTCTGCTTATAATTATAATTATAGCTATAATTATAATCGTGTTGAGTAGAGCCAACATTGTTAGCAGGACAATTGCTGCAAGCTGCTTTCGGCGCATTTGGTGTAGGCAGAATTACTGTATCATTTACTGTATCATTTACTTGCGGCGGTTGCGGCATCGGAACAACAAATAAATTAGATTGCTGCGGTGCATTACAACTTCCATTTGCACAAGTCCCACCATTATTGTTACTGCCACGAAAAATTATTCGTGGTCGATAAGCAACTTGCTTGATCTCCGACACATTACATAACTTACACTTACAGTCTTTGCACGTACAATCATCGCACAAGCAAGTAGGGTTGTCAACAGCAGCATTACTTATATTATTAAATCCTGAACACAGTAAACCTAAACTAAATAGAACACTCAATAAATTCTTCATACATTATCCTTTTTCTTTTCAACAGTTTGTTGAGACCAAAACAAACACTACTTCTTAACTACATCATCCTTACCAGTGCCACTAGTTAAACTAGGAGTAGGCGGAACCGGAGGCTTCGGAGGATTAATAATTGCAATAAATTGCAATATTAACGGCAACAAAGCAGTCAAGAATTGTAAGAAATTACCCCAGTTAATAGTTCCTAAAGGTTGTGCATTTGCATCAATAACACCATTATCTACACCGGCGTTATAAGAAAATTGTTCGCAATGACCACAAGAACCGTCTGAATTTCCTGCATCCTGTAAAGTATTTTGAATTGCAGTAAATTGTTCGTCCGTAATATCTTTACGGCGATGTGCCCAAAATGCAGCTGCATATAGGGCACGATTGTATCGAATTTTAATGTTAAACACTGACATCGCTCTTTTCCTTTTCTTTCGAGTTTACAGTTATTCTCTTATTATTTAAGTTCCACAACCATCATCGTCAGGATCATTAACATCCCTACTGAGATTGTTCTTCACAAGTCTTTCACCATCAGCGTCTTCTACGATATGATGATCTTCGGGAATATGCTGTTCCTCTTCTTCATCTTGAAGCAACACATCAGGAAATATTAATATACTTCCATCAGAGAAGATTATATTCACTTCGTTAGGAAAATCTTCATTTACTTCTGTGGCTTGTACTGTCTTACCATGACAATGTTCTAATCTTTTTAATATATTTAGGCTTGATTTGTCCATACTTAATTTGTCCTAATTATCACTAATTATCACTAATTATTCGATGCAATAGTTACTGTTGGACTGCAAGCGTCGTCAGGAGTTGCTTTTGCTTGCGTTAAAGTATTAAAGCCTTTTGTTCCATAAGTATCAGACCAGGAATTACGGAAACGGACTCCATATTGTCCACTTCCTAATGCAACTGGATCACAAGCTAATACTTCATGACTCCACCAATTTAAGCCTATTGCAGTAGGAATTCTAGCAAATAACAAAGACATTAACTGGGAAAAGTCTCTGCTATTTAACTTCACAAATTCAGAAACTTTGTGAAGTGCAGCATTATCACGAGAAGCAGCATAATACTGCTTAGAAATAGCATTTGCAGGCCATTGATCTACGCTTGCAATTCCATTTGCAACCATATAATCTAATGCTTCCGCGCCCCAGCCACCTTGATTACTATAATTCTTCAATGGTGCAGCAACAGAAGCAGGTGATAATTTAACAAATGCTTGATTTTGTTGTGCTCGAATTGCTTGAACTGCGCCAGTTACAGCATTGCACCAACAATAATTAGTTCCATTTTGATCTAAAGATGGAATATTACTCTGCAAGAGCAAATCGGAGATACGTGTTTGTGTATCTTCCATCTCTTTAATACGATCATCATATTCACTTACTGGAACAATATCAATTCCTAGATCACTGAAAGGTTTTTCACAAGAATATTCAATACCTTTTGGTCTAGGAACTCTTCCGAAGAATCTTCGTTGTCCACCTTGAATAGGTTGACAATGATCTAAAGCATTACTCTCAGTAACAACTACTTCACCAGGATATAGTTTAGAAGTATAACCCATGTTATTTACCTTATATTTTTACTTTAGGTTTTAATACAAAAGAAATTTATTAACCGCCATATTTCTTCAACAAATCCAATGTAGAAGATTCATTTCCAGGGATCGGAGAAGAAGATAATATTTTACTGCCATCCTCATTAGCAATAACTAACCAAGGCAAAGAATCATAATGTACCTTAATTAAACTCTGCCACTTAGCAGATTCATGCGATACATCAGTATCTTTATCCCACCTACGCCAAGAAGGTAAGGTAATAGTCCCAATATTCTCCATTGCAGTATGCGAATTAAGATATGCTCGCACTTTTCCAGAATTAAGGGCTTCTAAATACGGCTTATAATTAGCTGTTCCTAAATCCATTGACTCTTCAAGAAATAATACAGATAATTTAGTTGGCGTAGGAACTGGAGGAACTGGAGGAACTGGAGGAACTGGAGGAACTGGATTACCAATAGTAATCTTACACGTTACTAAATCGCTTGGAATATTGTTTAATGCAGTCCAAGCATGAAGATAATAAACTCCGTCTTTTGCTGCAACAGCTACAGCAGTTTTACTATCTTTCAATAAGTCCATAGGAAATAGATTTAATCCTTGTTGATTAAGGACAATCCATTTTACTTGTGAACCATTAGTAGTTGCAGCAACTTCTACAAATGCACCAACATCTGCCTGTAATTCTTTTGGAATAGAAATAGTTGGCTGTTCAACAACAGGAACTACAACAACAGGATTAGGAACAGGAACAGGAACAGGATCATCAGCAAATACTAAGGCAAAACAAAAACATGCAATTAAACCAAATACTGATAAACTTAACCCAACATTTTTTTGATTAACACGATACATACTATACATTTTATCTACCTTCTTGATTGAACAAAGAAACAAGAAAACTTACTTAACTTCTAATTTAACTTCTGGTGCTTTAATTTCTGATACTTCCGGTTTATCAACCTCCTGTTTTGTAACAGTGTTTATTGTAGATACAATTTTCTTTTGTTCTTCAATATGTTCTATAATAGGTTGCGGTTTATTTACGTCTCTAAGATACTGCAAGGCCGCTGTTAAGATAAAATTAGCCATGCCAAGTATTGTAATAACACTTGCATTCTGTTTTACCCATTCATCATTAACTGCAACAGCAATTAATCCTAGAATTAAGGATATTATATTTATCCATAATCCAGGATTCATATTGGCATGTTTTAGATTCATAATTATGCTTACCTATGTACGAGTTAAATATGTTATTTTATACTTATAAGATGTATAAGTAGTTGGAAATATTACTTTCTCTAAAGTGGTACCACAGTTTTCACAAATATTGACTGAATTAAATTTATGTTTACATGGTTTTATAAGTTGTACCAAATTTAATATTGGTAATAAGCCCAGCATCAAACTGTTGAAGATTCGTCGATTCATAATATGTTAATTATCCTGGACTCTTCTGCACCATGAACATTACTAGTTCTAGTAAGGACAACAAAATGGCCACTTGAAAGTATAGATTCTTTTCTATAGCGAATCTTATATAAGAATAATACTTTGCTTTAGGGTTATTCATTTGCCAATGTACAGCAGCACCGAATAAATATCCAACATACAAATGCGAAAAAGCTTCGTAGCTTCCTTCTACAGTTGGAAGATTTAATCTTGGTGTGATAAAAAATCTACCAACTGCAAACAGCAATGCAGATATGATGATTAGTAGCTTATTCATCTTTATTAAATGCTGTCCTTGCAGTATTTATTCTCTCAATGATTGAAGGAAGATTTGACTTTATTGATTCAAATAAGCTTCTAAGACCCTTTTCATGTGGTTTAAGATAAGCAGAACCCATATTCTTATAGAAAACTTCTAAGAATGGGTCTGTACCATAACATACTAAAGCTTCAAGTGCTTTTATTTCTTCTTCATTTAATTCTAAAGCAACATTTAAATCTAATTTAGGTTTAGCTATTAATTTAGCCATTACTACTGCCCTTAAATTCTTCTTCACCTAAACCTTCTTTAGCTAATTCAGCTTCTTGCTGTTGTTCAACCTCAGATTTTAAATCTAAATCTGCATTATCTGCATTATCTGCATTATCTGCATTATCTGCATTATCTGCATTATCTGCATTATGTGAACTAACACCAATAGTAGTGTTCATATATGGCAACACTAATGCCTTAGCATAATTCATATCATCTATTGGATGCTGATTATTAGATATAATAATTACAGCACCTTCTGCCATACCTACTGACATTCCGCGAGCTTCTAATTTTTCTACAACTAGTTCCCAATTGTTGTAATCTTCGTCAGTAGTTAATTTGCGAAGAACAAACTTCAGTTTATTATTTTCATGTTCGTGCATTGTATCTCCAGTGTATTTCTTGTTAATCTGTTATTCAGTATACTATTCTGTTGTTAAATTGCACAACTTCAATTCCATCTTCGCTAAATTATTCCAGTAATGCCGTGCTTTATTACTCCAATACATTGAACGAGATTGATCTGGACCGCGTGATAAGCTGCAAGCGTTCTCGTATTGTTCAAGTGTTCTCGCTAGAATAATTCTATCGGGATTATTCTTTTTTAACTTTCCTAATATTCGGTTAACACAGTGAATTAAGTCTAAGTCAATTTCATGTATGTTTATATGCTGCGACGAATTAGCTGCATCATTTGATTGAATGTTTTGCATTGTTCAAACTCATCATCGTCTATCTTTGATTTGCCACAATGAATGCCATTGATATGGTGCAAAAACTTATCAGGAAACCTTTCTTCTAGGTCCATCAGTATTTCTACAGACGAAATCATTGAAGCGTAAAGATACTGATCTTTATTATCTTCCGTTATTTGTATATCTAATATTATATTTATTATGTTAGCTAATTCAGCTTCTACTGCATCGTATAATGTGTTTATTACAGGTGCGCTAATTGTTGTTGCAGGATTAGCACGAATTTTTGTTGGGAGATTCATGTTTACGTCTCCAATTCAATCAGCATTAGCATGTAACGCTGCAAGCATTCTTATTGCAGCTTGTTTACTAGGAACTTTTCCTACTGATTCTCCTGTATCTTTCTTTATTACTTCGTAAGTACATACTTCATTCTTAGTATTCTTGGTAGGCTTTGATAACTTACGGATTGAGTAAGGCATTTGTTGTAGAACCTACGTATATCTTTCGCATTGTTAGTAATTTATTTCTATCTGCACCGAAGAACTTTTGTGCAATGTTTATTAATTCATCTCTTGCTGCTTCATCCCTTAATCTTTCTGTTGTTGAACATTCACTATATTCACTCGTTAAGTATTCATTGATTGTTACTATTCGATTAATAATATGTTCGTATATTTCTTTATTCATCTCATCATTCTGAATTAATTTGAGAAGTTGAGACATGCTATTTACTTGCTGGTCGCTTATCCAATTCTTTTTCTTTCAACACTTCTGCAACATCGTCTACATGCAAACAATCGCACATACAAGCATAATCATTGTGCGGCTGAACTACAGCAATATTTCCATTACAATAATCATTGCCGGGAACAGCACTATGTAATACTCCATAGGCAACAATCTTTCCACCTTCTAATTTAACTATCTTATCGCCATTCTTAGCTTCACGTCCATTTCGATAGTGCATTTTAATTCTCCTTATTTAAATATCTTGTTCGTGCTTCGCAAGCTAATTGCTGTCGTCGTTTAACATCATTAATAATTTGAGGTATTCCCTCTTGTTCCATTTCAGTTTCATATTCTTCCATTATTGTAAGAATATTACTCGCTTGTTTTTTAATTTCTTCTGTAGATGGTAATTTATTGCTTGGTCCAAAGATAATATTATTATCTATATAATTCATT